TCTATAAATGAAGCAGCAGAAGGGTCAACAATGAGCTTGCGGACCGGTAAATCACCGGCAAGCTGCTCAATAGCCTCATAATGCTCTTCGTCAGTACGCTGCCGCTGTTCCTTGCGGCCGTCGTAATAATACTCGCGAATCCGGTACCACTTACCTTGTACTAAGCCCCATAGGCCAGCAGAGGTGGGGTTTTAGGTACCATAGTCGCAAGAGATATAATACTCTTCATATTCACGAGGAATAGAAGGTACTACGTGATAGGCTTTATTAAACATGCTGTAAATCAAGCCCTCTGCAACGACCCACAGCCCTCGGATATATCGGTCATAGAAAACGCCGGTATACATACTCTCGTATCGAGCTTTGATTTTATCGTCAAGACTGAGGTTATCGTCCATAGTAAAATGGAGATACAGCATATTGCGGCTGACGTGCCTCGCTATCCACTCTTTATAAAACCAGTGCCCCGGACTCTCGGGGTTACAGTTAAACCAAAACTTTGACCCTGCAACAGAGCAGCGGGCCATAGCCTGTTCAACAAAAGAGCGAGGCATAAGGGCGACCTCATCAAAGAGGACTCCCGCCAGAGTAATACCCTGAATAAGTGTATAGCTGGATTCGTCTCGACCGCCGAAAAGGTAATAGGTATTTGTCCTATTGCCAATCGTG